GAAGTTAGCGAAGTGCTTACCAGTCGAGGTGTTGTAGTGGCGGCGATAGCCCATCGTGATGCCGTTCGAGGCGGTCACTTGCTCGGCGGCGAGATACTCACCGGCGGCTTGTGGCTCAAGGTAGCGCATTGCGATTGCGATGGAGTCAGGATGTGCAACAAATCCGCCGAGCTTTGTGAGAGCGTTGGCTGGGATGATGTTGCTTTCATAGATCGACATTCCGAGAAGGCGTGGGATCTGACCTTCGCGCACCGCTTCGGCACCGCCGTAGTTGAGTGCTTGAGCAACACCAGACGAGGTAAGCAGGCCAGTGTAAATCTCGCTGTCCGAGATAAAGCTGAGGCGATCGGTCGGCACGTTGCGCTGGGCAAGTGCTTTGCGAAGTGCGCCCATCTGAGCGATGGTGTAATTTGCACCGGCGGTCGTGAGGATCGCGGCACCGAAGTTTGCGACCGTGATCGCAGACCAGATGTCGGTGAGAACGATGCGGGCAAGAGACTCACCGGCTTGGATGGCGAGGTTGTCCATAACAGCTGCGGAGCTGTTGGAAACTTGAACGTCGGTCAGGTCAATCGACGCGATGCGGTGATTGGTGACGTTGACCGTTGCGAAGGTGATTGCACCGCCGCCTACTTCGTAGGAGTTGTTGAAGGTGGTTGCAGTGATGCCGCTGATGAGCGGCACGATGACAGCATCACCCTTGCGTCGAGCGTCTCCGCTGAAGTCACGAGTGAATGCGTTGAGGGGGGCGAGCTTTGCCACGAACGCTTGTAGAGCGATCTGGGTAAAGATTTTGTCGTTGAGTGCGATGGTGGCCATAATGGTTCGTTAGTTGAGAGTTAAAATTTGGTTAGACTGCGTAGCGGTTTTTGTCTGAGAGGATCTCTGCTTTGTGCAGGGCGAAGTATTCGGCAGCCTCGGCTGGGTTCATGGAAGCCATGGCCTTGAGGTGGCTGACGGGTGGCTCGCCGTTGTCGCCGGTAAGGGCGACGGGAGCGGGGTGGCCGGTGCTGGCGAGTAGCTCGGCAGCGCGTGCGCTGACCTTTTCGTCAGAAACTTCGGCTTCTTTTTCTGACTCGGCGACCTTGGTTTCCAGCTCTTCGGCTTTCTTCTCAAGCTCCTCGACTTTCTCAGTCACCTCGGCGGTCTTCTCTTGCTCGGCGGCAAGCTCGGCGCGGAGCTGAGTGATTGTCTCGGCATGGCCGCTAAGTTCTTCGATGAGTGCGTGGGCTGTGGTCAGGTCGGCACGGAGTGAATCGTTTTCAGCGATGGCCGCTTCGATCTTGAGTGCTTCGTCATTGCCCGGAAATAGTTTAGAGAGTATGCTCATGCCCTTGGCTGGCTTGTCAAATTGCACGATCTCATCCGCGAACTTGCGCTCCATGGCTTCGGCTGCGCCCATCCATGTTTCGGCTTTCATCAGCTCGCGCATTTCGTCGGGATCGCCGCCGGTGCGCTTGGCATAGATGCCTGCAATTTCGATGGATATTTCCTCCAGCAATTTCGCAGCGCGGGCGTGCGTGGCACTATCACCGGCGACTGCTTGGCTAGCTTCGTGAATCATAATGCGCCCGCCCTCGACGATCCGCACTTTGTTGGCTGCCATGAGGATGACGCTGCCCATCGAGGCTGCCAGCGTGTTCACGGTGGCGATGATCTCGACGCCGCGCCCGCGCATCTGCATCAGCGAGTTGTAAACGCGATAGCCGTCGAGCACCGATCCGCCTGGCGAATTGATCTCGATCTCCAGCGTCTCAAGTGCCTCGTCGGCGGAGCATTGTAGGGTGCCGACCGTCATGTTTTCGGCGACGGCCTTCTGACCGTAGCTGCGCTCGATGTCCGCGATCAGGTCATCTGCGCTCCATGGTGTGACTGCATCATTCAGCCGCACTTTGGCGACTCGGTTTTCAATGGTGAGAAGTTTCATTGTTCGTTAGGTGGGGTGGGGTTTGGTGCGCCGAATGGCGATTTTGCGCCACCGGGTTGTGCAAGGGTAATTGGGCGGCGGAATCCTTTATCTTCCTTCCATGCCCCGCGAACGGCTGGCGACATGTTCGGAAGTCCTGCTTCCTTACGGAAAGTTTCCTCATCCATTTCGGCAGGTGTAATTGCACCGGCGCGAACTGCCACGCCGTAAGCGTCAAACTTGGATTTGAGATTTTCAAATTTCATCCGATCATCATTTCCATCGTTTTGATTTTCGTCATCAGTAGATGGCGATGGCGATGAATCGGCGGTTTCGTTCGGCGTAAGCATTGCCATCTCGCGGTCACTTACCGGCACGCCGTAAAGCGTCGCAGCGTCGCGGGCAGCAAGTTTCCGCAGCGCGACTTCCTGCGCCCGCTCGGTGTAGTGCGCCTCCAATGTCTTGCCGCGCATGCTGACGATGTCCCGCAGGTTGGCCGCGCCCATTTTCCAGAGTGCTTCCAGCTCTTTCGTGATCCGGCCATCGTCGATCGTGAGCTTGGGCGGGGTCGAGAACTCCCATTGATACCAGTCCGCAGACTGCGGCAGGTCGCCGCGCTTCATGGCTTTTGAGATGGCATAACCGCAAAGCCGCTTGGCTGCGTAGAAAAGGAGGTCTTGCCGATCCTCGACCGAGCGTTGCGCCATGGCGATCTCGGTGCGCTGGGCAGTGCCGCCACCGGCTGCGTGGCCTTCGTAAAGTGCCATTGGCCAGTTGAGTCCGGCAAACGCGCCTTTGAGCAGGCGGTTGTGGAAATCTAGGAACGGGTTGCCAGGGCGATTGTTGACGAGCGTCTCGATCTTGCCGCCGCTGTTGCTGCGGAAATATCGGACGGTGCCGCCGTCCAGTGACTCGACGGTCATGCCTTTACATGATGCGGTGTCGCCGATCAGTGCGTTGTATGGATCGTCTAGGTCTGGGCCGCCGGTGTCGTTGTATTCAACAAGCGAGATGCTGCTCATTTGAAGCATGGCTAAACGCTCCCACTCGGTGCTCTGGATCATGTCCCGGCAATCGTTGATGCAGTGGGTCAGAGCGGTCAGTCCGCGGGCTTGGTATTGATACTCAGGATCGAACAGGTGAATAACGTTCTGCGCCGGTAGCCACTGATCGAGCTCGCCGCGCTTGTCGCAGAACGCGTATTCTTTCGCCTCGCCGCTTGCGAAGTAGGTGATGCCGTCTTGCAACATCCCGCCGCGATACATCTGTCCGTCGCTGTATCCACGCGGGGTGGCAATCCGGTGTGATGGGATACCCTGATATTGCGGAAAGCCGGTGGCTGTCTCGGTGAGCAGGATAAATATTTCGCCGTCAACGTCGATGCTGGTCGAGAAGCCGAACAGGTTGGTCTTGAGGTCGTGCATCCCGCCGCGCCCGTCGCCGATGGGGTAGAAGCTGTCGGTCAGAAACTTTGTGGCCATCTTGCCGAACTCTGCATCGCTGCCTGTGTAGATCGGCACGAACGCTCGCCCGACGGTATACATGCCGCGCTGATTGATGGCGTTTTTGATCGGTCCGAAGTTGAGGTAAATCCGGCGGGCATGGCTCTGCAAAGTTACGCGATCCATTGCAGGCACCAGGTCGCTGATGTCCTTCTTCTCGACCGGCTCATAGGGGCGGTAGCGCGTGTCTTGTGCCGCGCGTGCTGCCTTGTAGCTGATCTGCCGTCCAAATTCGTCGATTATTGCCATGGTGTTCTCGTGTTAAAATCGACCGAGCGAGCGGCTGGAGCTAGGCACGAAGCCGTTGCCAAGATATTCCATGGCCATCCGCAGCGCAGTCTGCCGCTCGGTTTCGTTCAGCCCGACGAGCTTCTGCATCGTAACGCCGTTTTTGGTGGCCTGCGTGATGCTGTCCATGCCGCCCTTTGTCAGCGCACCGCCCATCGCCGCGTCGAACGCGCTCTTGATGCCGGCGATCCGCTGAGGGTTGCCGTTGGCGTAGTGGAATAAATTTCTCGCGACTTCTCGGACGTTGGCAGCCATCGACTAAGCGGCGATGTCAAACATCGAAGCCGGGTATGATCTTGAGCATCAAGGCAGCCACGATCTGCATCGCCTCAACGTCCCACGCGTGGTTGTTGTTCCGCGTGCGCGTCCAGCGATACTCGACCTGTTTTGTCTTTGAGTTGGTCACCTCCTTCTTAACCTCGGAATCAATCTGCTTGAGGAAGTTCGGCGATACGTCGTCTGGGATGTCCCATGATCCGGCGATGCCGGTGCGGTGCGCATGCAGAATGTCTTTGATTCGGTCGCTCGCCCAGTGCGAATACCGGGCTTTCCCACCGCCGCTGGCAGTCGCGTCTTGAAAGCGCGTGAACGGCCTATGGATCACATCGCCGTTCTGCTTCTTGTAGGCGAATGACTTCTGCCCGCTGCCGTGCAAGGCCGTCCAGTTCATCCGCGCACATGCCGAATACACCTGGTCGGTGTCGTAGCCTGCATCCACGAAGACCATCTGCGGCTTGATGCCGTAGCGCAAAGCGAGATCATGCACGCCGTCGAATGTCTCGATCCGGCCATACCATAGCAACATCGACTCACCGCTCGCTCGCCATGCCCGCACGCCTGCCCAGAAGTGATCCCGCTGCTTGTCCACGGTCAGGAACCGATGCGCCTCCTCCTCGATCTTCTGCCCGGCGGTGAACTCGCTGACGAGGTAGCCATTGCCGACCAGTGCCGCGCGGTTGTCGGTGAGGTCTTCCTCCCACGTCTCGGCGAGCCGCTTCTGGATGAACTGCCGCAGCGGATCCACGTTGCCCACGCGCATCGCGGCCTTGGCCTCCAGCCACAGCAGGACGATTTCCCAAAGCGGTTTCCTCCAGTTGGCCAGCACGTTGTAATGGAAGCCGACATGGCCGGGCATACCGACCGCAGTTGCGACGTATTGCCCGCCCTCGGCCAGTGCTCGCCGCGGCTGTGGCGAGTCTGGGCATGTCCAATCACATTCGGCGTTGTCGCATTTCAGCCGGGCGAGCTGCGCCCGTGCCAGCGGCTCCAGCGTGTCGTCCTCATAGCCCACGACGTTGCACCACTTCCACGGTTGCACGGTGCCGCAGTCGGGGCAGGAGAAGCTGAACTCGCGCTGGTCGGAATGTCCCCACGCTTTGTCGAGGTCGTCACCCTTCACGCCGGCTTGTGACAGGATAAAGAATTGCCGGTTCCACCGATCATGCAGACGCCCGCGTGCTTCGTTCAACATGCCGGGACGATACTGCCACGCCTCGTCACAAAACACCCGGCGCATCGACTTAGATTGCAGGCCGCTCAGGTTTGCGCCGGTCAGGAACAGGGACATGGATGGGAACAGGATCTCCATCTTGCGCTTCTTGTGCCGGTCGCGGGGGAGCAGGGCAGCGGTTTCCGCCGTGTTCATGATCGCATAATCCATGCGCGTCTCTGCCCAATCCTTGAGGTCGTCATCGGTCTGACCCACCAGCAGCGTCGGGCCGGGATCCTCGGCGATGATGTAGCACAGCCCCGCCTCCATGAACGTGGTCTTGCCGGTTCCAATCGGCGCGAGATAGACGACCTCCTTCACCTCAGGATCGGCGATGATGTCCATCGGCTCAGTCTGCCAAGGTGCGTTGACGGTTGAATATTTCGGGGTGAGTCCGTCGAGGATAACAACGCGGTCGCTTGCCCATTGGGCAGGCGTTAGGTCGCTGGGTGGCCGGAAGTTCTTAAAAAATGCCCGCTTAATGCGACGGGATTTCTCCAGAAATTGGCGCTTTGATTCGCTCACCTTCATCGTAAATGATCTGTATGACCTGCGCAGATTTCTCCGCGATCAGTCGTTTCATGGCAGATGCCTCTAGCCCTTCAAGCATCGGCGGCAGGTCTGCCTCCATGCGCTTGATGGCGTTCCGCACCACGGCGGCGATGCCGTCCATGCCGTCCTCGATCTGAGCGATTGAACAATACCGCTCCTGCTCGACCTCCAGTGCGTAGCCCGCACGGAGCGCGTCGATCTGCACCTTGAGCGTTCGCGCGTCATTGTAGGTGCGGGCGGCTTTGACCTGCCGCACCAGCTCCTCCAGTTCCTGCGGGTCGCCGGTCGTGCCGCTGCGCTCCATGTGGCTCGCGCCCTCGGTCTTGGACTTTTGCAGGAACTCGATGTAACCCCGGACGCTGCGCCAAAGATCGAACTGGTTGCGCTCGGTCTTGAAGATGATCCCATCCTTGGCAAGCTGCCCGATGCGTGCCGAGGTCAGGTTGAACAG